GGCTGGGAAGCAACACGTAAAGCAACCCAAGCGTATTGCAAAGAAAACCAGATCTTATAGGAGAACGTAATTATGGCAAAAGATAATACAAGATTAATTAAAACATATGAAGATAGATTAAAAAAAACAAAAAAGAAAAGAGATGACGGAAAAAAACCTACCAAAGGTGAAGCTTCATTTGCACAACAGATAAAAGGTTTAAATAATGAATTAAAACAATTAAAAGCAGAAAATAAAAAAGTAGATACTGCAAATACAGGAATATCTAGTTTAGCTGGGGAAAAAAATGCAGTGAAAAGAATGAACGCTAAACTACGTACTAATCTACAAACTGGTAAGAGTCGTACAAAAAAAGAAGGTGTTCCCCCAGTTAGTTATGCTACGCATGGCCGACAACCCAAACCTAGAACTGTAAAAGAAATTTCTGAACCTAAAGCATTAAAATCAACGGCAAAGCCAGGACCAGCAGAACTTGCCAGTGAAAAATCAAAAGAAAAAGCTAAAGATACTACAATAGATAAATCTGCTGCTACTAAAGAAGAAGGTATTGGAGCACGGATTGCTAGAAAGTTAGGCGATAAGCGTAGCGAAGAAGAAATGATCAAAACTCGTAAGATGAATGAGGAAGACGAAAAAGAAATGGGTATGAATAAAGGTGGCATGGCTGGTAAGAAAGTCTATGGCATGAGAGAAGGTGGTTTCACCAAACGCGGTGGGATGTATAAAAAAGGTTATTAATTATGACTGAACAACAAGAAGCATTTCTTAACGCTTTATATGGTGAAGCACAAGGTAACTTTCGTACCGCTATGAATATAGCTGGGTATGCTCCTACTGAGTATCCTGCTAGACTTATCAGGCAAATGAAGAGTGAAATAATAGAGAGAGCAGAAAATATGTTAGCTGCTAATGCTCCTAAAGCTGTTCTCTCTATGTCAGGCATACTAGATGATCCTACTGCATTAGGTAATAGAGATCGTCTAGCTGCGGCTAAAGAAATACTAGACCGTACTGGTATAGTTAAAACAGAGAAGATCGAACACAAGGGCGTTGCTTCTGCTGTTGTTATATTACCTCCCTTAGAGGAAGATAATGTCTCAGAGGAAAGTTGAACATGCAAGTCGTAGAAAAATTAAAGCAATTGGCAAAATTCCATACGGATACGATTATGAAGTTGATGAAGGGAATGTGGCATGGTATATGCCTAATGGGGCAATCATTGATAAGTTTGAGCAAGCGATTACTCAAATTCGTGAAGGTGGTCACTCTGTACGAAAGGTGGCGTCGTGGTTAGAAAATGAAACTGGTAGAAAACTTTCTGCTACTAGGTTACACAAGTTGGCATGGACTGAAGAAGAGTTGGATGCTAGGAGAAAGTCTCGTAGACGTAAACTATCTCCCAAGCAACGAAAAGTTGAAGACCTCAAGAACACAGAAAAACAAACAAGAATTAAATCGGATCAAGCAAAGAGAAGACTAAGTAAGGTATTGAGTAATGGACTAGAGCCAGAAGAACACATGGACTTTAGTGGATCTGTAGAGAAAGAACCAGAAGTTCTATTTAAGGCAAATCCAGGACCACAGACTCAGTTTCTTTCTTCTAATGAACGAGAAGTTTTTTATGGTGGAGCAAGAGGTGGTGGGAAGACTTACTCTCTTTTAATAGCACCATTAAGATACGTACATAAACCTGTTCATCGGGCGTTACTTATACGAAGATCAATGCCAGAACTACGAGATGTTATATTCCAGACTCAGCAGATATATCCTAAAGCTGCACCTGGAGCCAAATTTAAGAGTCAAGAAAATACGTGGTACTTCCCAAGTGGGGCTAGAATAGAATTTGGGTATTGCGAAAACTTACAAGATGTGTTAAGGTATCAAGGACAGTCATATTCTTGGATTGGTATAGACGAGTTACCTCAGTATGCTAATTCAGATATATGGCAGTTTTTAAAGTCATCTTTACGTACTACAGATCCTAGTATACCTTTACATATGAGGGCTACAGGTAATCCAGGTAATATAGGATCGGCATGGGTTAAGAAATTATTTATAGATCCTGCTGAACCAAATACAAGAATAACTGAGAAGATAGAATACGAAGTAGATGGTCGAACATTAAGCAGTGAAATAACAAGAAAGTTTATAGCAGCATCAGTATGGGATAATCCGTATCTCACACAAGATCAAAGTTATGTTGCTATGTTAGCATCACTACCGGAAGTTAAACGTAAGCAGTTTCTTTATGGTGATTGGGATGTCGTTGATGAGGGAGCATTTCCAGAGTTTGATAAGACTGTACATACTTGTGACAGCTTTGAGATACCTAGCGGGTGGACTAAGATAAGAGCAGCAGACTTTGGATATGCAGCACATTCAGGTATTTTATGGGGTGCTATTGATTACGATGACTGTTTGTGGATATATAGAGAGTTATATGTTAATCGTCTAACAGCAGATAAGTTAGGTCAGATGATTATAGATGTTGAATCTGAGGATGGTAGAATACAAGATGCATTACTAGATAGTTCTTGTTGGGCTAGAAGAGGTGATATAGGTCCATCAATAGCTGAAACCATTAATAGAGAAGGGTGTAGATTTAGACCATCAGATAGATCACCTGGTTCTAGAGTAGCAGGTAAGATAGAATTACATAAAAGATTAATGATTGACGAAGACACTGAAGAACCTAAGATTAAGATATTAAAGAATTGCAAGAATTTAATAAGTCAGATTGCGGCATTACCGGTAGACAGCAGAAATCCTGAAGATGTAGATACTAAATCTGAGGATCATCTATATGATGCACTACGGTATATGATTATGTCTAGACCAACTAATATACGAGTAGCTTACGAGAATACACCTAAACATAGGTATAAGGCATCTGATTCTACGTTTGGATATTAAATGTTCTGGGCATACGCAGCTTTAATAATAGCATTTGTACTTATTATTGGTGTGTTTGTATATAGTCATAAGGATTAATTATGAAGAAACCTAGAAATTATAAAAAGGAATACTCTAGTACACACGGCACTACTAAAGGTAAATTAGATAGGGCTAGTAGAAATAAAGCAAGAAAGATTGTAAAGCCTACTAAAGGCATGGAAGTACATCACAAAAATGGCAATCCTAGAGACAATAGAAAAGCAAATTTAACATCAATAACTAAAAAACGTAATCGAACATTACAACCCAAAAGACTTAAAAGGAGTTAAAATGGTAGAAGAAAATGAAATTTCTGCTCTTGACGATACAAAAAGTAACGATAGCGAGACTTACGATAACCTAGTAAGTTACGTAGAGAATAGATTTCAGAGAGCTAAAGATGGTAGACACTCAGATGAAATAAGATGGGTGCAAGCTTATCGTAACTATCGTGGTATATATGGTCCCGAAGTGCAATTTACAGAGACAGAGAAATCTCGTGTATTTATTAAGGTAACTAAAACTAAGGTACTAGCTGCTTATGGTCAAATTATAGATGTTCTATTTAGTCAAAATAGATTTCCTATTGGTGTAGAACCAACTGCTGTACCTGAAGGTGTTGCTGAATCCGTACATATTGACCCTAAAGAACAAGAGCAAAACAAAGCAATGGAAGAGTTTAAAAGTCTGTATGGTTCACCTGGAGATGGAAATGATCTACAACCTGGCGATACAAGTGAAGTTTTAAAAGAACGACTAGGTTCTTTACAGGAAGATTTAGGAAATTTAAAGGGAGTTAAAGAAGGGCCAGGTCAAACACAGTCTGCTATTACATTTCATCCTGCTATGGCAGCAGCAAAAAAGATGGAAAAAAAGATAAGAGATCAACTAGAAGAATCAGCAGCAACAAAACATTTGAGGCATTCTGTATTTGAGTGTGTACTATTCGGTACTGCAATAATGAAAGGTCCGTTTGCAGTAGATAAAGAATACCCTAAATGGGATGAAGAGGGTAAATATGATCCAGTAATTAAAACTGTACCTAAAGTTGAACATACTTCTGTGTGGGATTTTTATCCTGATCCAGATGCATACAATATAGAAGACTGTACTTATACAGTAGAAAGACATAAACTTACTAGATCTCAATTACGAGCATTAAAGAAACGACCGTTCTTTAGATCAAAAGCTATAGAAGAAGCTATTAGCTATGGCGAAGATTATACTCGTGAATGGTGGGAAGAAAGTCTAACGGATAATGACGCTGGGGGAGACTTCGGAACAGAGAATTATTCTAGTGGTAGCGGAGTAGAAAGATTTGAGGTACTTGAATTTTGGGGAACAATAGATAAAGAAATAGCTGAAGCTCAAGATTTAGAAATACCTGATGAGTATACCAACGATGAAGAAATACAAATTAATTGCTGGGTTTGTAATAATGAGATATTAAGATTTGTTATTAATCCCTTTACACCTAAACGTATTCCTTACGTTGCTAGTCCTTACGAAATCAATCCATATAGTTTCTTTGGTGTAGGTTTATCTGAGAACATGGATGATACTCAAACACTAATGAATGGTTTTATGAGACTAGCAGTAGATAACGCTATACTATCTGGTAACTTACTTATAGAAGTAGACGAAACTAACTTAGCACCTGGTCAAGATCTTACAGTATATCCTGGAAAAATCTTTAGAAGACAAGGTGGCGCACCAGGACAAGCTATATTCGGTACTAAGTTTCCAAACGTGTCAAGTGAAAACATGATGCTATTTGATAAAGCAAGAGTATTGTCAGATGAATCATCGGGTCTACCATCGTATTCGTATGGTCAAACTGGTGTTCAAGGTACAGGTAGAACTGCATCAGGTATATCTATGTTAATGGGTGCAGCTAGTAATGCTATTCGTACCGTTATAAAGAACATGGATGACTATATGCTACGACCTATGGGTGAATCATTGTTTGCATTTAATATGCAATTTGATTTTGATCCTGAAATACAGGGTGATTTAGAAGTAAGGGCTAGAGGCACTGAAAGCTTTATGAAGAATGAAGTTAGATCTCAACGTCTTATTAGTTTCTTACAAATTGCAAGTAGTCCTGTATTAGCACCATTTGCTAAGTTCCCTTATATTATGAGAGAGATAGCAGCTACAATGGATCTGGATGTAGATAAAGTTACTAATAATCCTGAAGAAGCCTTTAGACAGGCAATGTTATTACAGCAGATGCAACAACAAATAGTAGAAGATAACCCTCAACCTGCACAGGATACTACCGGCGGTGCTGGAGGTAATATTGGTACTGGTGCTGCACCTGCTCCTGGAGAACAAGGATTTACTTCAGGTGGTGGACCTAATGCAGGAACACAACAGCAACAACAACAGGCTCAAGCACCTCAAGGTGGTGGACAACAAATACCTCCAGAATTAATGGCTATGATGCAGCAAGGGGGTGGTGGTAATGCTTGACGTTAAAACTGCTAGAGACATTTTACCGTTAGTAAATACACCAGATTTTGAGGAACTATTTAGTTTATACCTAGACTCTAAGAGACACGATGCGCTACGTGTGCTAGAGCAGAGTGATGATGAAGTAGAGATATACAGAGCGCAAGGTGCTATCGCTATGCTTAGAAAATTAAAAAGTATGCGTGTAGAAGTACAAACAGTATTAAAAGGAACTTGATATGGCTACAGCAGTAGAATTATATATAAAAACATTACCTACTTTAGAAGGTATTGTAAAGCATAAAGATTTAAAAAACATTAAAACTTTACCTTATGGTATTGTAAACGATTCAGATAAAAATCCAACGGCTACTACTAGAAATAAAAAAGCTGCTAAAAGTTTAGGTTATAATTTAAATGATTTAACCATTGATCAAGCAAAAGAAGTTGCTACTAAAATATCAAACGATATAGATAAAGAAGTATCTGAAAATTCAAAAATAGGAAAAGAGTATGCAGATTTATCAGACAATCTTAAAATATTAGTTATCGATGCTCATTTTAACACTGGTGAAGTGTTTAAAAAGTTAATAAAGGCATCTACTAAGTATATGTCAGATAAAAATGAAGATACATTATATAATGTAATAAGAGAATCTAGAAGAGTTTCAAAAGGTAAACCAGTTGAAGGATTAGATAACAGAGTAGGTAAATTAGCTACTATGGTAGGAATTATTTCAAATCCTAATGATGTTGCTAAATATGGTTTAGATAAAGTAGATGTACTACCAGGAGATGTAAAATTAGCTCAAAAATTTGCAGAGCAAGGGCCAGCTATGTCTGAAACAGACAGAATGTTACTAGAAGCAAGAACACCAGACCCAGAGCGCGAAGTAGATCCTGGAGATGAAGAAAATCCTAGAACACAGTTAGATTTACCTCCTCAAGCAATAACCCCTAGAGAAAGAAATTTAACAGGTGTAGCACCAGAACCTCTTTCTCGTTCTACTTTAGAACAAACTGATAAAATGTTAGAAGAGGGAGATGACCCATTATCTGATGCTATGGGTCCAAGGTTAATTACTCAACAAACTTCTGGAATTGATTTAAGTAGTGATGAAGATACACCTACAGGTGACGGTATATTTACTAAGTTCTTCTCTAGTCTAGGTGATGTTAGTGATGAAGATGAAGTATTTGAAGCAGATGAGTTAAACCTTAAAGAAGGTGGGTCAGTTGAAGAAGTAGACTTTGTAGAAGAGAAGTCTGAGAAGAATGATCCTCCACCAGGAGCTACACCAGAAGAAGTAGCTGATGATATTCCTGTGAATTTATCTGAGGGTGAGTATGTACTACCAGCAAATGTCGTTAGGTATATAGGTTTAGAACGTATTATGGGTATGCATAAAGGAGTACTACACGAGATTCAACAAATGGAAGATCTAGGTATGATCCAAAATGTTGATGAAAATGGTCACGTAGAAGATGATGATGATGAAATGACTTTTATTGAACCTAAAAATGAAATGATGCATGAAACTTTAATTATTGCAGGTAAACCTAAAGACGGTATGATGTGCCCTCCTAAATTTGCAGAAGGGGGAAATATAAATAGAAATGTAGATATAGGAGATCTACGAGAAAACATTGCTATAAAACGTGGTGTAGATACAGAACTAGAAACTTATTATGATGATGCATTAGGATTAATTACATATTCTAAAGATGGTGAACCTCTTGCAGTAATGAAAAGAACATTTTTAGAAGAAGAAACAGATTCTAGTTCAGAAGATGCAAATGATGGTGTAGATCAATTTGGTGTAGATATGTCTGAACAAGAAACAGCAGATTTAGAAGCAGGTATGTCTGACGTTGATACAGGTATGCAAGATGAAGAAGCCGAAGTTAGTGATCCAGCAGAAACAGGTGCGGCTGAAGCAGAAGCAGAAGCAGAAGCAGAAGCAGCAGAAGCAGCAGAAGCAGGTGCAGGTTCTGAAACAGGAGCAGCAGCTATGGGTGGACTTATGAAACGTAAAGGCTATGCTGAAGGTGGACCAGTAAATTATAACATAGCTGGTGTAGGTCAGGTAGGTGGTAATCTTACTCAAGGTGCCATGAATGAAATAACAGAAGCTTTACCAAAACCTAAAACATTTGAGGAAATTAAACAAAGTGTATCTGGTTTTGAATTCCCAGAATTGAGTACTGCGGGTACAGATCCTGATGGTGAGAATTATTATGGTCGTAAACTAGAAGGTAATAATTTATTAAGACGTAAAGAAGAAATTGACCAAGTATATAAAGCTGAAGAACCTCGTGAAAACGCATATGAAAGTGATAAGGAAGTAAGAGATCTTTTAAAAATTGCTGGCGTTGACTCAGATAATTTTATTGATGTTATGGACCAGTTTAAACAGGGAGCAAATGATTTACTTGGACAAGGACCAGGAGTGTTAAACGAACAACTAAAGAATGGTTTAGCTGCTCTTTCGGATAAACGTAGGATACTTAAAAAAGGTATAACTCCAGAAGATATACCAGAAGGTGCTACAAATAGAGATATGCTAAAGAAAATATATTTTAATGAAATTGATAACTTTGGAGATTTAGATCCAAACAATTACGAGCCTAACCAACAGCTAGATGAAATATTAAATGTTGATCCTGATAACTTTGTAGAAGGGGCTAGAGAGTCATATAAAGAAGCAATTAGATCTTATGATTTAGATGGTCCTGCTGATGCTACAAAAATAAGACACGTAACAGATACATTAACTGGTGATTTAGGATTTGGTCCAACAAGAAAGAAAGAAGTAAGTACTTCAGGTATAATGGGAAATAAAACATACGTCGAAGGAGTAGGTTACGTAAAAGCAGCCTAGTCAAATCAGGGCTACCTTCTACCCTTTTCATGGTGAAAAGCTACTAGATGCCCCCAAAGGAGAGTAAAATGGAAGTATCCGAAAACAAAACAGTAACTATGAATTACAAAAATACTAGAATACAAGAAGAAGACAAAGAAATTGAAGAACTAGAAGCACTACGAAATACAAAAAATAAACAAGTAGAAGATGAGGAAAAAGATCAAGAGGAAACTCAATCTTTAGACGGCGAAGAAAAAACCTTTAAAAAAAGATATGGAGATTTAAGAAGACATCAGCAAAGAACTCAAGAGCAACATGATTCAGAAAATCAAAAGTTAAGAGAGCAAATAGATAGTTTAACTAGGAAAGAAGTAAAGTTACCTAAATCTGACGATGAGTTAGAAGAGTGGGCTAAAAAATACCCTGACGTTGCTAAGATAGTAGAAACTATTGCAACTAAGAAAGCACAAGAAGCTCGTAAAGATGTTGATGAGAAATTAAAATACGTTGATGAGATGCAGAATAAAGTTAAGGTAGAAAAAGCAGAGAATGAGCTAGAAAAACTTCACCCTGATTTTATAGATATACGAGCAGACGAATCTTTTCACTTATGGGTTTCAGAGCAACCTAAATGGATTCAATCTGCTTTATATGATAATGATACAGATTTCTTAGCAGCAGCAAAAGCTATAGATTTATATAAGCTAGAAACTAAAAAGAGTACACGTAAAACTAGTAAGGATGCTGCCAGAGCAGTTACTAAATCTAGCAGGACGGAAGAACCTGTAACAGAGAATAAAAACGTTTGGTCTGAATCTAAAGTTAGAGATCTAAGTGCTCAAGGTTGGGATAAACACGAAGAAGCAATATCTAAATCAATATCTGCTGGAACATTTATATATGATATAACGGCAGGAGCTAGATAAACTACTTGACAAGTTAAATAAAATATGATATACTAAGTATAATTACAGGACTAGTTATAAAGACTATAGCTAGTCCCTCTTAGGAGCCTTTTATATATTATATAAAACTACCTCCTGTTCATGCTAACTCTAAAGGTATCAACTACCTACACTCATTAGGCCAGGTTTTTCCTTAACCCTAAAGATGTAGCCTTGAAACTGTCAAAGTTGGCTCGTTTCGTATTATAGCCGAAAGGAGAAAACCAAATGGCTTTTAAGACTGCAACTGGTTACGGAAACCTATCCAACGGTAACTTCTCACCTGTAATTTACAGCAAGAAGGTACAATCAGCTTTTCGTAAAACTAGTATATGTGAAGATATTACCAACAGTGATTACTTTGGTGAGATCGCAAATTTTGGTGATACAGTACGTATCATTAAAGAACCTGAAATAACGGTTCAAGAATACTCTCGTGGTACTCAAGTACAACCACAAGATCTACAAGATGATGACTTTACTTTAGTTGTTGATAAAGCTAACTACTTTGCTTTTAAAATTGATGACATTGAAGAAGCTCATTCTCATATAAACTTTGAGTCAATGGCTAGTGATCGTGCTGGTTATCGTCTTAAAGATCAATTTGACATGGAAGTGTTAGGTTACTTATCAGGTTTCAAACAGGGTACAATTAGTTCTGTTGCTGGAACCGCGAGAGTAGCTGGCGATAAATCAGGTACTGATCCTATTGTAGGAGCAGCTGCTAACGGATTATTGGCATCCATGTTAATTGCTAGAAACAGCTTTGTTTCTGGTGGTGCAGCTACGGATTCAATTGCAACACACCCAGACGGTTCTACTGGTGAAGCAACTCCATTAGAAGTTCTAAACCGTATGGCTCGTTTACTCGACCAACAAAATGTTGACCGTGATGGACGTTGGGTTGTTATAGATCCAGTATTTGCAGAGCAACTAAATGACGAAAACTCTAAACTATTGAACAACGATTTTGCTTCGGGTAATCAAGACATCCTACGTAATGGTCGTATTGTCTCTGGCATGGTTCGTGGATTCAGAGTTTATATGTCAAACAACTTACCTGCTAAAGGTACAGGACCAGCCACAATTGATACTAACGGTGCAAGTGCAAACTTTGGCGTTATTGTAGGTGGACATGATTCTGCTGTTGCTACAGCTTCTCAAGTAGAGAAGGTAGAGACATACCGAGATAACGACAGCTTTGCTGATATTGTTCGAGGTATGCATTTATATGGTCGCAAGGTTCTTCGTCCAGAAGCACTAGTTCGCGCTCACTATAATATTGCAGGTTAAGGGGGAATAGACAATGGCTACTTTTAATCTTACCTCATCATCCACGCCAGGTGTAGGTGCTAACTCAGATAGCACTTTACCAGCACATTATGGAAATAATCCTATGTATCAAATTGAGGCATTTTTGGATATTCCTAAATTTATTGCTGCTGGTAATACTGTTGCTGATGGGGACATCTTTCAGATGCTAACAATCCCTGTTGGTACTATAGTCTTTAACGCTGGTCTTCAAATAGTAACTCCGTTTACTGCCAGTGTTGCTGGAGACTTAGACTTTGCTGCTGGTGATGACATAGTAGATGGTTTTGATATGACTAGTGCTGCTGGGACTTTTGGTGTCGCAGGTAGTAATGGACAAACCAATCTACTAATTACCAACGCTGCTTCAACGTATGTTCAACTTGTCGGTACTGAAGACACGATTGACCTAAAGTTAGCAGGAGCTGCGGCTGCTGTAGGCGCAGTAAGGGTTTATGCTCTACTTATTGATTGCAATACAAACGGAGGTACTCCTTCCGCTGCTGCAAGAGATGCTTTAGCATAATAAAGTATTGTGGGGTAGTTCTTTATAGGGGCTACCCCCTTCTTTAATTTGGATATGATATGACCACAACTTTTATCACATTAGTTAATGATACGCTCAGACGATTGAACGAAGTTGAATTAACGGCAACAAACTTCCCAAACGCCCAAGGTTTTCATGCACAAGTTAAAGATGCAGTAAATTCATCTATACAAGAAGTATCCCAAAGAGAGTTTGAATTTCCTTTTAACTTTTCTGCGGGTAGTCTAACTTTAGTAGTAGGTACGCAGGAATATGCACTGGCTTCTAATTTTAAAATAGCTGATTGGGATTCATTTAGAATTAATTATGATGCTAGTAATAACTTTTCTGCTAGACATTTAAAGTTGATTGATTATGATACCTTTATAAAGAAATTCTTTCAAAGTGATTCTGAAGCAGGTACAGGTGATTTTGATCAACCTATATATATATACAGAACTTTAGATAATAAAGTAGGATTTACTCCTAGACCAGATGCTACTTATAGCGTTAGCTATAGTTACTTTGCTTATGCCATAGATTTAAATGCTTCTACTGATACAATGTCAATTCCAGACGCTTATAAGCATGTAGTAATAGATGGCGCATTATATCATACGTATATGTTTAGAGATAACATTCAACAGGCTCAATTGGTTAAAGCTCGTTTTGATGAGGGTATTGATCGTATGAGAACTTTATTAATAAATAGATTTACAGATGTCAGAGACACTCGTGTAAGTCGTTTAATAAATGTCCCTCATGGTAATGCTTAATGGTAGATGGTTTAAAGGATGTAACAGTTCTTTCTAAGGGAGGCTTATTTACTAATGAGGATGCATTATCTTTAGCAAATACTAATCCTGGTGCAGCACTACGTATGTTAAATATGGAAATATCTCAATTTGGAGGATATAGACGTATAAGTGGGTATGCAGATTATGACTCTTCTTTTGGTACTGTAGCCGGTGCAGGACAAATATTAGGTCTTTGGATATTAAATGGAATACCTTATGCGGCCAGAAGAAATATAAAAGATCATAATGGTGCATTAGGAACTAATCCTTTTGTAGTTACTAGTGGAAGTGCTACCATAACAGTAACACATAGCTCACATGGATTAGTTGTAGGAAATAGAGTACAATATTCTGGGTCTGCTGCTGTTGGTGGAATTACTCCAAATGGAGTAGACATGGCAATACTATCAGTGGTAAATTCTAATAGTTATACTGTAGCATTTACATCTGCCGCATCTTCAGGTGTTACTGGTGGGGGAGGCTCAGTAAAGTTTAAAGTAAATGCAATTACACAAGCGTTACCAAATAATCCTCTTGCTGTAGCTAATGGTAGTTCAACAATAACAGTAACAGATAACTCACACGGATTAATTGTAGGAAATTTAGTCACCTTTACAGGTAGTCCAGCTATAGGTGGTATAACTCCAAATGCTGTAGAAATGAAAGTTGTATCAGTACCGAATGCTAATACATACACAGTATCATTTACATCTAACGCTACATCTACTGCAAGCGGAGTAGGTGGTTCATCAATAACAGCTACGTATAGTCAATCATATTCTATATATAAATATACAACCTCTGGCTGGATTCCAATTGCTTCTAATAGATCTAATGCAGAAGTTTTAAAATTAAGAGAAAGTAGAAATTCTTTTACAGGTACAGAATCAGTTATAATATGCGACGGTGTTAATACATCCGCAAAATTTGATGGTACAACATTTACGGAACATTCTGTGGGAGATGATGCTTCTCCTTTAGGGGCTTCACTTACTACCGATTTTAAAAACCATCAATTTTATTCTGGTTTTCCTAGTACTGCTTTAGGAGAAAATAAATTACTTTTTAGTGAACCTAATGTAGATAACAGATTTAGATCAGCGAGTGGATCAGGATCAATTAATGTTGGTTTTAATATTACAGGGATAGCAAAGTTTAGAGATAGTTTGTATGTCTTTGGTAAAGATAAAATAAAAAGATTAACGGGATCAAGCTCATCAGATTTTTCTTTGGCAGAAGTAACAAACAATGTTGGGTGTATCGCTACAGATAGTATAATAGAAATAGGCGGTGATGTATTATTCTTAGCCTCTGATGGTATTCGACCTATTCAAGGTACTGCAAGAATTGGTGACGTAGAACTAGAAACAATTTCTAAACCTGTACAACAGTTGTTGCAATCACTGCCTGGTACACATGCTCTAGAAAATATGTCTTCAGTAGTTATTAGAAATAAATCTCAATTTCGTTATTTCTTTCCTAAGACATCAACCGCTGCTTCTGATACAGCAGGGATAATAGGTGGACTTAGATTTGCAGATAGACGAGTGGGTTGGGAATTTGGTGAATTACTAGGTGTGAGAGCATTTGCTGCTACTAGTGGTTTAATAAATAATGTAGAAGTAGTACTACATGGAGATTTAAATGGTGAAGTATATCAGCAAGAAAGCGGTAATACTTTTGATGGTAGTGATGTTACAGCAGTTTACGCAACTCCCTTTTTATATTTCGACTCTACCGAAAAACGCAAAGTATTTCAAAGGATCACGTTATTTACTAGACCCGAAGGGGAATCTACAGTTAATTTAGGTGTAGCTTATAATTGGGATGACCCAAGTACACCTGACCCAAGTACTTACTCTTTAACAACGGCTGGATCATTAGCAAGATTTACAACTACAAATAGCAGATATGATGCTACATTTACTTTTGATGGTTCAACTAGCCCCGTGCTAGGAACTAATATTCAAGGATCAGGAAGATCAATATCTTTGGTCATAACCTCAACTGGAACTCAAGCACCTTACAGTGTTAGTGGGTTCTCCATAACTTATCAGGATGCAGGATACAGATAATGGCAGGATACACCAGACAATCAGCAGCACAAATAGTT